TATGTAGATATTGTATCTCTGAGTCTGATAGATACTCACTAAAGTAAATTACATTTTGAGTAGTTCCTCCTATGTAAGCACCAGTCCTAGAACCTATGTGATAGTCTTTACCAGTGTTATATGGTGCAATTACTTGAATGTCTTGTATGTGCTTACCATCTCCATACACCGACAACACAAGAGTAGCGTAGTCAAACATCACAACAAAGTTTTTATACCCTTCAGAACCTGCTATTACTACATTTTTATATGTTACATTATCATCATAGTACTGCACTACTAAAGGTGATGCAGAGTTTGTTTTAGTAAACCAACAGTTAAACATTAAACTATTAAATATGCCACCATCTATTAACGTGAAAGCTGCTGTCTTTACTGTGTTAGTTATACTACCTGATATATCTATATCTTGGTCTACCCCGTTAAACTTGATTCCTCTACCTGAATACATAGTAGCTTTGTAGTTATGCAATTTTCCATAATCTCTTAAGTATCTATTGCTTGTAAGCGGTTCTACTCCAGTAGTCCACTTGTACTCTATTGCTGGAGGAAGAGGCAAGAGAGAGTTTTGGTACGTTTGGTACTCAATCCCTCTTAAATCAACTACTGACATTACATACTCACTTCTGCCATAGAAGCATCACTGCTACAATAGAAATACCAAGTTGTGTTCGCAGGAATTACTATGCTCGATTCACTTCCAAATCTTCCCCAACCATCTCTAGGGTTTGCAATATCATCATAAGTGCTTTGTGAGTAGTATATTTTACTGCTTGAAGTGTTTTGCAATGTCGTATCTACTGTAGGTGTGTAGCTAAGTTCTGTGCCTTTTGTTAGTCTTATCATCTCTTTTCCTTTGTGTTAAATTTAATTTTTTGTGTGTTGTCGTGCGCTGATGTCATACATTACTCTCCTATACTGCGTTTACAGTGATTGTGTTGTAATTTTTTAAGTATATTGCATAACCATTTATGCTTACCAGTTCTCCCAATGTGGCTACTCACTGTCTCGTCTTGACTGCCATTCAGCCACACAACATTAAGCATCTGGTCTAACGTTAATAAAAACCTAAACCATCTGCTTCGCTTTTGTGCATCCCTCTCGAATTTTGCTATTAAATCTTGTTGTGTCACGTTTATACCCTTACCAAATAATTGCGTCTAGCTCGGCCTGCGCGGTAGTTGCTTTTACTTGTCCTTTTAGGTTTTGCAAGTGGACAAAATTAGCTTGATTTCTCACCAATATAGCACTACTCAACCCCTGCAAATCTGTGTAAGTCATAGCTACTTGCTTGTTAGTTTTATCTACCCAAAAGAAACCACTCGGAACATTTCCAGCACTAAGTACAGATACTATTAAATCTTGACTCTTTTTGTCTGCTTGAAATGTTGTATTCATATAAGCTATATCTAATTGGTTAGCATTACTATATGCTTTCTCAAGCTCCTGTATTTTCTTAGCTTGTAGGTCTGCTAAAGAGTGCATAGGTTCTACAGTACCACCTTTAGCTACATAGTCATTGTACATATCAGTATATTGTCTTCTGATACCGTCTGTTGTACTTACTTGCCCTACTGAGCCATCACTAAATGTAAGTGATACCCAGTTGTTATCTTCTGATTTGTATTTTGCTTTAATTATTGTCATTGCTTTCTCCTCTTAGTATATTTCTGCATCTGACACTAAATGAATACTATAGAGATTACCTGCTGTAAGGCCCAGATTGCTGTCAAATATATAGAACTTATTATGCGAATAACTACTTGGTATTCCAAGGTTAAAGGCGTCATAGCTTACTCCTGATGTGCTATTGTAAATACTGCCTTGTACTCCTGTTACTGGATTATAGACATTTTGTACCCCAGTTATTCTCTGCTCAACAGGCAATAGGAACTGCTGTGTATAGAAATCAACTGTTCCCGTTGCATACAGTTCAATAAAGCCTTTATCAGTGTAGTTTCCAGTCTCAACCATAGTAGTCCAATAATATCTCTGGCACAAACTCAACTCTAAACTATAAGGTCTTCGTTCAAATGTTGTAGCTATAGACCCTTCTTCTAGTTGAAGCTCTGCTATCTCTATGAAATTACCTGCTGTTGCTCCCCAGTTTACACAAGTAGGTGTAGTTATGTAATCACCTGTTTGCCAAGAATTAGTAGTAGAAGTTACATAGACTCCTTGGTTTAAAAAGCCTATTGTAAGTGTAAACCCAACAGCACTATTATTAACAAGTCCCCCACTAAATATATGATTTAAGGGTATGGCTACTTCTACTTTTTGTGGTACATTTGCTGTAGTATAATTAAATGTACTAACATAGCTTTCTATATTATTAAGGTCAGTCCTGTTCCTAAAAGCTATAGGATAGGCACCTGCTACATTTGAGTTGAATACGAATGATAGTGTTACTGTTTTCCCCTGTTTGGCTATTGTATAAAGCGTCCTACCCTCAAAACTGTAGTCGAAGCTATGCCAATACTTATTTGTTGTTAAATCTGTTACGGCAGTATCTACGTTAAACTTAACACAGTTGCTGCCGTTTATCTCTGATTTAGATATAGTAAACTGCCCATCTGAGGTATTACTAGAATATACTCTATCAGCAGTGTGGTAACCAAGAGTGCCAGCTGAATAAGTAAATGAAGTGCCTCTCTGCCATACATCAAAACCTCCATTAATGATTAAGTTTTTTAATCCTACTATTTTATTGTCAACTTCTGTTTTTGAGTATGTAGTGGATTGTGGTGCTGCTGCATTAGCTGTCGCTTCTACCGCAGTAAACCTGGCGTCTATTTCTGCATCATGATAGCCTTGCACCCAAAATGTACTTGTCGGTGTAGGTTCATTTCCCAAATTATCTACGAGTGCGGTATAAAAAGAGCCATTATGATAAACTCCTGATGGCACATTATATTGCGTATTAGCATCCCAATTTCCTTTAAAATTTGCTGTAGCTACTGCACTTGTAGCAGCTTGATTTGCTAATGTTTTTGCAACTACCGCTTCATCCTTAGTTGCTATCACATCATCTTTTGTCTGATTGATCTTATCTACACATTGTTGTAATCCCATTATCTACTCCTTAGCATTTGGTTTCGTAATCATTGTTTGCAAGAACTGTTGCAATGTCATCTAATATTTCTATTGCCATTGTTGTTTTTCTTACTTGTGATGATGAGTTTGATGCTGATACATCACCTACTATCTTTACATTCCACGCTCTTTTTAAACCGAAAAATGGAACCTCTAACGTGAAGCTATTGTTTCCATAGTCCAACTCATTTACATACCACTCTGTAAAAATTCCATACTCCAAATCATCTCTAGCCAACACTTCTACCTTGCCTGTTGGATTAATTATTTTTGACTTACCACCTAAGTAATTTTTCTTTGGTTTAAGAGTTTGATTAAAACCACTAACCAATATGCAAACTAAGCTTTTTGGAAACTCTTTTGGCTCATAACTTACTGTGCAGCTCACTAGACAACCTCCTCGAATTCAAATGATATTGTTTGCGTATCATCAAGTTTATTCTGTTTTGTGCGAGTCTGCATTGACATTCTTTTAAGCCTCCCGATAAGCTGAGTTGCTTGAAACACAGTATTGCTATCTGTGTCTATGTTCGACTTGTTGTCGCTACCGTCTATTGCGATAAGCTCCTGAGCAAATCTTTTATTTATTCGAAGAACCTTGTCGTAATCTGTTAATTGAATATCAAAAGAACCTTTGTGTTGCACAACTCTCTGCCCTTTTATGTGGTCTATGTACCCGCTCACTTCGCTGACTTTATTTTTGTCAAAATTCTTTATATCATTTGAAAACTCTAAGTTTGTAGCACCAACATCTATCCAATTTCCAAACCTAATAAAACCTATCTGTGCTTTTGGAGCAGTAAGCGTTGGTGCGATGTCTATCCAAGCCTCATCCCATTGATTACTAATGACAGTTTGCGGTATGTAGTAAATGATTGTAGATGGCTCAGGAGTTTTGTTACTGATTATAAACGCTGCGTCATATTGAATTGTATTTGCGTAGAGGCTAATAACTTCGCTATGGATAACACTTCCATTGCTCATAAATCTAATCTGAACATTGTCCCCAACAACATTCCCAAGCAATATGCTGCTAACGTCATAAACAGTTCTATCAGGAGGATTTAGTTTCCAAGTTTGTGGCGTAGATGTTGTAACAGCAGAGTATTGCTTATCATCAAACGGCAAATCTGCCGCAAGTGGCTTGTAATAATATAGCTCATGATATGTATTTGTGTAGTAAGTATGTGGAAGCTGCTCCCAAATACCATCGTCAAGTTGCGTTCCGACAATTGTTGTGGACTTTTCACCTTTAACCATAGCAACTTTGCCATTATCCATAACGAATATAAAACCATTGCTTACTATTGGTTTTGGGTGCAGCGTAAAGTTGTACTGATTTAAAATAGTATTATCGGACACCCTTGTCACAGTCACAGTTACATCTTTTGTCCCTATTGCGTCTATTGTAGTTGCGTGAAACTGATAGTTTCTGTCATTAGGACATGGCGTATTGCTTGTGTTTGCATCTATTGTTATTGAGAAAAAATCGCTCCCATCATAATATTCAAACCTATTCATCGTCACAGGGTATGTAAACGCAGCAAAAGCATCTTCCCAGCACCCTCTTCCCACGTTGTCATATTTCTTTTTATATCCAAGCCCGTTTATTACAACAGGATTATCCTGAAAATAAAACAGATAGTCTTGATAATCTGGATACTGCACATCTTCTGATTTATTATAAACTGAGTATATGCCATCGCTTTTCTTTACTAAATCCCCATCAGAGTACGTTGCATTTGGGTCATATAATGGCTCTGTATCAACAACATCTGTGCTTAGTAGAGTTGTTGTTTGTGGTATGTGAAATATCATGCGCCTATCCTTTCTAATCTATCCACTACTTCATCAAGTTTCTCATTTGATGTTTGTATTGCGTTTACTATATCTGTGCGTGTACTATCCTCGACCTGTGCGTCGAGCGTAGCCACATAGCGATTAAACGCAGCTCTAGCTTGTTCGTCTGTTGTCGCTGTTGCTTGTGACTGTTGCAATGCTAAAAGGGCTTTCTCTGATGCACTCATAGTTGATGGAATGACATTGTTTGCTATTGAGTTTGCATAAGCTGTTTTTTGAAGCATAGTAAGTGGACTGTAATTTCCAAGCCAAGCATCGTTAAGTGCTTTTACATTATCACCCATAGACTGAGCGACAAGGTCTATGCTGTCTTTATAGTTTAGTGCAGCTTCAACATTCTTGCCATACTGTTGGCTTAACTCTTTTTCTAGTTTAATCTTCGCAGGTAAATCTTTTTCATTCTCTGACTGGAGTAGATCTATTTGCGCTTTTGTGAGCTTCATACTGTCAATGGTCGTAATGACATCTTTTAAGTATGACTGTAGCGACTGTCCGCCTCTTAGTTTATTAACATCAGCTTGTGCTTGAGCCAGTGCTTTGTTTTTGTAGTAGTTTCCAAATAGCTTATCGTAGTCGTCTTTGAAGCTTTTACCAGCATCGAAAATCGTCTGATATGAGTTTATGACCGACATTGCAAAATCATGTGTAGTTTTTTCAGCTTGATTTATGATGTCTTTGTACTCTTGATTTGTTACACCAAATGCAGAAAGGTCTTTGTTGTCTTTAAGCTTCATCAAAAATTCAATGTATTTTGAAGCGTTTGTTTTGGTTGATTCGTTGATGTTTAACTTACCGTAAGCATCTCCATATCTATAATCTGAATGTTTTGTTTTACTAGCCCAGTCATGTTTACTTAGTTTTTCGTAATATGTTGCATTAACATAGTCACTATATTTTTTAAATAGTGCATTTGTTGCAGAGGCTGTTCCAGTGGAGTCACCTGATAATGTAAGTTTTGCATCCCAGTGGTTATACCAATTCCCACCATGGGCTTTAAATGTGCTGGACGTACCCATTAACCCAAGTGCTTTCAGTGTATCTACTACTGATTGTCTTTTGTACGTCTCTTGCGCTCTTTTGAGTTCATTTGACACGGCAGAGCCGCCATATCCGCTAATAGCCTGAAGCAGTTCGATTTGTCTATCAAGTCTGTCTGTAATAGGTTTGACATTATGTTCGTAGTCTTTTGCTTGTTGGTTGTACTTGCCTTGATACTCTTTGAGTAATTCTGCTGCGCTTTTTGAGTGAGAGTTTTTGTTTAAGCCACTTATTAAATTTTCAACGACTGATATGCCGACACCTGCAGCTATTCCATACAGCCCGCCCATAGACATTAAACCACCCGCTGCCTGTAACGTGCTGCCTCCTGCAACAATGTTTGACGTTGAAGCCTGTATCATCGAAGAGCCGATTGAACTTCCAAGTCCTTTTAATGCTCCCTCGACATCTCCACTTTGGATAGCATCCACAATGCTGTTTGAGATGGAGGAGTTTAGCGTGTCTCCCCATTTTTGGAAAGTAGCTTCTGCTTTTTTACTATTTTTTAGAGAATCCCATCCTGCTTCAAATGATTCTGATTCAAACTCTTTTGATGTTTTGATATACTCTGCGTCTTCTTTTAGCTTCTTTTCTTGTCTTTTTTTGGCAAATTTAAGTCCAGCCTCTATGAGCCCTGCTTCTAGCTTATGCTTCTCATCTATGTTTTTTCTGTATTTTTCTAGTTCTTTATCATTCAGCTTCGCAAGTTCAGAGTAGTACCATTTATCTACAAGCAGTAGAGTTTCTTTGTCACCTTTCGCTTTTTCGTCAAACTGTTTTGCTTTTTCAATTAGCGCATCGTATGGGTTTTGACCTGCTATTTCAAGTTGAAGTTTTTTTCTAAGAGTGAGAATTTTTTTATCGGCTTCTGCAGCGTCCTTAACTCTTTTTACTTTAAGCTGTTCCGACTTAATCATTTCATTATCATAAAGCCTATTTTGTGCTTTTTCATATAACTCATTAATTCTATTAAGTGCCTCTTTATTCCCAGCATATTTTTTAGTTAGACTTTCGTAAGCTTTTTCTAGGTCTGCGAATGGAGTATCAGATTTTATGGTTATTTTTGAGAAAGGGTGCTTTATTTCTTCTATGGCTGCGAAAGAGTCGCTTATCTTTTTGGCAGCTTTTGCGCCATGATCTCCAAGTTTGTCGTACTCTATTATGGATTTCCTATTCTTATCAATTATCTCATTAGTAGTGCTTAAAAACTTTTGTCTCTCATTGCTGTTCATTGACACATAACTTGTAATTTGCCCGAGTTCTATAAAAGCATTTTCAAGCACTACCCCAGTGTTATGTGCTAAGTCAGCGAATACTGAAAACATTGCTATAGATGTCGATGTTTTATCGTTCACACCATCAAGACCATCACTAATGATATTTAAAGTATCCGATACTGGAGTTATCCCACGCACAGCCTCTGCACCAAGAACCTTGAAAAGAACCATTGACTTCTCATAAGTATCTGTTACTCCGTCCACAATCTCTTTACTGTGAATTTTTAAATACTCAGTAAGTTCTAATATTTCAGCCTTTGTATCGTCGAATATTGGCTTACTCATCTCTTTTTGAAGTGTTTGCCATTGACCTTTCATGTTTGCAACTGCTTTGTCAAAAGTCATTATTTTTTCAAGATTTGCGAATGGCTCTAATGCCTGATTTAAAAGATTTGTTAATCCGTTGGTTTGCTTTTTTGCTTCTTTTATAGCAGCGTTCGCAGCAGTAGGGCTCCCAAAAAGGATAAGCGCAAGCTTTGAGTCACGAGACACGTCACCACTCATCAGAGAGCGAATCTCCTCATTTATCATATCCATTGGCATCCCTACCGCACCGCCAAGATTTGACATTCTTTTCGCTATATCTATCATATTGTGGCTAATCTCATTGAAAGATACGCCTAGTGCATCATTTGCACTTAAAGCGTGACCTATTCCTTGTTGGTAAAATCCTACCATCTGATCGAATGTTGCTACTGTGTCATAAGAAGCTGTTTTTAGCTCATCCATTGTTTTAGTAGTCATTTTTTGAGCTATCTGTAGCTTTTCCGCAGAATCTACTTGTCTGCCAGTTGTAGTTATGTCATCCATCTTTGACGCAACAAGAGCAGATAGTCCAAGTGACATACTCTCATATTGCCTTTGTAATTCTATTCCTTGTCCGAAAGTCTCGCCCCATGCTGTCTTTACGGAGTAGTATGCAACCGCTAATGACTCTAGCTGCCGAATATGTCTAATTTCGCTTGTACTTAAACTTCTTCTTACTGCATCTTCTTTTCTTAGAGATGATGATAAAGACTTGCTTGACGTGGATAGTTTTTTATTTTCACCTATCAGTTTTTTTGTGTTTGCTATTTTTTCAGCGTAATATGATTTTTGTTGCTTTATTGCCGATAGTTCAGATTTATATGCAGATATGTTTCGTTTTATATTTTTATATTTTTTAAGTTCACTATTTTCAAGTTCTGTGTTTAGTTTTTTTTGCGCAGAGATTTGTTTATTCACTCTCGCAAGTTCCGCAGACTCTTCTTTGGTAAGCTTTCCATTTTTTATCTGAGCAGACAAAAGCTCTTTCTTTCTATCAATGAATTTGTTTAATGTTTTGTCATTTGCTTTGATTTGATTTTCGTACTGTTCGTACTGCTTTGAAAGTTCTTTTGTGTCTTTTGCCATAGATGCATATACTGCACCTGACATCTCCTCTAGGTTTTTTATCTGCGTTTCAAAGTCTGTTATATCTGCTTTGATTGCATAGACTGTTGAATTTGCCATTTTCCGTACCTTTTAGGAGTGCAGTATATAAACCCTGCTTGTTTCATATTATATAATATAAATTTAATTAAGTCAATTTTTTTTGTCTCTTGCTCTGCTTTGTGATTCTAATATTCCATTTTCAAACATATCAACGGCAAACATATACTTGAATATGTCTATGTTGTACCCTTTTGCAACCTCTGAAAGCTTATGCCTGTCAATTCCCGTTGTAATTGTTTCCATCCCGCCTATTGAAGTAGTGAGGTTTGAGTTTGTGGTCAAAAAACTAAATATCTTGTGAGCCAATCTTGATACTTTTGGAATAAAAACAGCCTCTTTGATCTCATCATCATCAAGCTTTTTAACCTGATTCAGCGTGAGATTTTTTACGGACTCACGTATGACTTGCTTTTGTTCGTCAAAGTACCAAGATTTTATTAGTTTTTTAGGTCTTGACCTAAACTTGTCATAGTAGCATCATAGGCACTTGCTAGTATCTGTTCTTTCACAAGTACCTGCTCCCACTCTGTAAGCCCTTTCTTTTTTAAGCCTGATATTTTCCAAACCAAAGAGTCAAGTTTTTTCTCACTATCTGAGTTATTTCCCGCAACTGCTTCCTCCCATAGTTCTTGTATTTCATCAACTTGTTCAAAGTTTGGCAGGTCGCAGTTTTCAGTACCTTTCGTTTTTTTGAAAGTACCATCTTCATTTCTGACTAGCATTATCTTCTTAGATACTTTATTAAAAAGCTTTGCTATTTCGATTGCGTCAAAATCTGCAATTTTTAAATCTGTACCTTTGAATAGTTCTTTGATAACCTGAGATTTTTTTACTTTATCGCTTCTTAGCATCTCGTAAAGCTTCGGCTCTTCTAACGGATTATCACCTACTTTTTTAAATACTTCTTGTAATTCATCTAACAAGATAATTTCTTTTTTGTCTTTCATAATTTGCTCTCTTTTTTTTATTTTCTCAATTTTTTCAAGTGCTGGGGAATTGAGCAAAAACCCAGCTATCTTAATAAGAAGATAGTGGAGAGATTACCTCGTAAGTAACCGACTTGTTTGCCTCTGTGTCAAATGCATAGATTGGAATATCAAGCATTGTGCTTTTATTCGTCTCAAAAACTTTATCTACCGCATCCATCTCAAAAGTTGGATAGTTGATAGTGATTTTGCATCCGTTTTCTTTTTTGAACTCTATTTTTGCGCTCTGTACTGTGTGTTCTGATGCTCTTTTGTATTTATCAGTATCAAACAAACATTTTATAGAACCAGAGTTCTCAACCTGCCCTAGGTCGCTGATTTTTTCTCTGTTTAGACCATCTTGAACACTTGCGTTATTAGATGTAGTCATTGCAAAATCAGTTGTTTGAGCAGCAGCAACACCGTTTATGTAAACAGTGCATTGGTCGATACTATAGGAGTCATTATCTAATGCCACCTCTGATGCGCCAGATAGTGCAAGCAGGTTTGTAAATGAGCTATCAAGGATGCTGTCCTCTTTCTTCATACCAACCGTATCTACACTTGATTTTAGCGACATAGCTCCGCCATTTAGTGATAATGGCAGGGAGTTAATTCTTAGCCCTAAAAATCTTGTGTAAGAGTCAGTCCCGCCTGTACAAGTGTATCCGTCTGTTGCTTCAACTCCGAATGTATCCAAACAATCAGCTCTTTCTCCAACATACTTTTTAAGTCGTTTTTGGACATACCACACCACACCACCATCTGTTACAGTTGCCCCATTTGAAACACCACTTAAAGATGGCTCTAACGAACCAGAAGTGCCAGCAGTTTTACATACTAATGTATGTGTTCCATCTGAGTGATTTTCCATATCTCCTACTGCGTATGCTGTTGCAGCAGCCCACGATGTAGTGGTAGCGTCTGTTACAGCTGTTGCCTTACCGATACCGTGATGTAATAAAATTGGCGCATTTTCTGTACTCCAAATAAAATCAATATTTCCACCAATATCAAAATTTCCATATGTCTTTCTTGCCGCACCACGACCAGAACCGATTAGCGTATTGACCTCTGATTTTTGAGAAGCTTTTACTCCAAAATTTTCAACTTGTAGCGTATAGCAAGTTGGATTAGTTGGAACAGTCGCCTCGTCTGTTTCTTTAAACAAAAGTAGTTTTTGTAACATCTTTTTTCCTTTTATAAATAATTTTCATTTGAGACACGAAGAGTAACAATCGCTTGTATATCTTCCGCCTCTCCAACCTCTGTGATTAGAATGTTATAGTTTGAAACATATAAGCTTCTATCTCCATCCACCCCAACACACACTAAAGTTTCTTTTATATCTTTTAATGCCTCTAGTGCCAATTCTTCCGCAAAAGAAACCTCTTCAACGTAGTTTATTCCGTTTGCGTCTGTTTTAGGCTCTCCATAGTACAGAGACACTATAAATTGCAATATATAGTCATTATTACTGTTTTCGTCAAACGTAGAGTTGAATTTATGAAATGCGATATATGGAGTTTTCTCCTCTTCATAAAGAATTGATGTATCCATATAAAAATTCAACTCCTCTCCGATAAGAGAAAGAGATTTGTTTTTAAAATCAATGCTGTTTTTTAGCGATGATGTTATTACAGATTGGATAGCGGATAAACTATGCAAATTTCACCTCTCTTACGTGTACGTTAGCCCTATCAACTGCCCGTCCTAATATTTTAGAGTATGTGTTCGTCATTGCATCCTCGATCGCAGATTTGCTTGATGCATATCCTTTTTCCATAAACTTGTACCCAACATATCTAGCATTACTAAATCTTTGAGCAGAAGCATCGCTGCCATTTCTCGTGTAGTATTCGTTTATTTCACCGCTGTTCAGCTTGTTTAAGATTGCTTGTGTCGCTTTTGATATGCCTTTAAGCTTAATACTTCCTGATGGTTTTCCGTCACGGTACATTACCATATTTGCATCCCTGTGCGCTCCGCCAACTACAACTGTTGTGGATTTATTTCCCATATAGGATGTGATAAAGTTTGACATAGAGTCAGGATTTGCCATCCCACCTTTACTTGACTTTCTCAGCCCAAGTTCTCGGAGGTCTTTTCTTTTCCATATCCTATGCTTCCCATTAACCCATTCCTGTTCCCAATGGTGCGAAGACCGCTTCATTTCATTTCTTGCGTTCTTTCTCAGAATATCGCCAGCAATACTCAAAGCCTCACGAGCAGAGCCATAGTTAAGCTTTACAATTTCATCAAGCATCGGAGTAACACCATCAAAAATGTTTAATTTTATAGATGTACTCATTTTGTTCTCCTTGCGCTTCTGTTTCCGCTATGGTGTCTGTTCCCACTACACACTAGGTCGTAGATATAGTTCCCTCTAAACCACAGTACGTAAAATTTACTTCCATTGTAAGTTATCTTGTCTCCACGTTTAGGCGTTACCCCTTTTGTGTCAACACTCAAAAAGCTAATTTGATCGTCTATGGTTTCAATATCAGAGTTTCCTTTTTCAACTCTAAAATCTCCATTAGAAACAAACGCATTAGTGTCAAACGCACTTGCAGCATCTACAGGAAAATATGAGATTGACTCCCCAAATCCTTTAGAGTCGTTCACTTGCAACAATTCTAAATCTTTTGCGAAGTAATTTAATCCCACTACTTTTCCTTATTCTCTTTAACGCATTTTTGGTTTTCTTTTAAATCAAAAAAGATTGACTCGCTCACATTAAGCTTTTCGCCTTTTTTGATAGCCTTGCCATTAACAATACCATCTTTCGTAAAAATGACTTTTTTCATACTATTTGCCTTTTTTTAAGGTGGCAATCTCTTTTGTAAGTTTTTCAACATCAGCCGTAAGTTTTTCATTTTCAGAAACGAGTTTTTCATTTTCAGAAACGAGTTTTTCATTTTCAGCCAGAAGTTCTTTTGCATCTTTAGACACCTTTAAATTTACTTCTTTTGCTAACCCCTCTTCAATAAGAGACTCAGCCACTTTTTTAGAGATACATCCTTTTCCATTCCCTACTTCTACGATTTCCCCATAAGAGAAACCGCCTGTGATACAGTCAAGTTGAATTTTCATAACTTACTCCTTACGCTACAAGTGTTGCTTTAATAGAGATAAAAGCTTTTGGCTGATTCATTGTAGGAAGTGGGCTTGAGCGGTAGTATCTTTTGATACCAGCAGGGTCTTTTTTGATTTCACCATCAATCCACTCTTTTCCGACAAAACCTACAATCTCAACATTCGCACCATCGCCTTGTGCTACAGGAATATTCCCGTATTGGATTTGAGCATTTTCTTGATTGTAGCGTTTGAAGCCAACCGCATAGTTTTTATCAAGGTAGTAAACATCTGCACTACCGTCATTGTATTGATCGATGTCTGCATAGATTTCAAGAGCTTTTCCGTACACACCTAGAGTAGTACCGATAAACAAGAAAGTATCTGTTGATTTTGCAGCTTTTTCCTCTTTTGTTGCAATACTAAAGTTTGCACTATTCCCACTTGATGAGTTGTCGTTTGTAAGTGTATTTGGATTTGTGATGAACGCTTTGTTTGCTTCAAAACCAAGCACAAAAGTATCTGCCCCATACGCACCCATATTAAGGGCTGCCAACTCAAGTTGTTCCACAGGATTTGCAGAAGTAGATTTCCATTGGTATTGTCCGTCTGTAGAGTTATCATTAACAACTTTATTTGTGAGACCATAGTCAATTTCATCTGTTTTTCCATCAGCAGCAGACACAACAACTTTACCAGAAGTTAGTACATCATACGCAGATTTTTTTACAAGTCTCTCGCCACGTTTTTTAAGTTTACCAAAACCTTTTGCATCTTCTTCAATAGCCATCTGTTCCACAGCAGAGATACCTTTTAGTGAACCATCAACTGTCTCACCGATACGTTTTTTATTAAGATTAATCGGAGCATCAACAATGCTTTCATTGATTTGCATAGGATTTACTGTAACAGTTTTAAACCCGTCTTTAGATACTATATTTGATTGCTTTAAAAAACTTCCTTTTAATGCAATATCAGCACCACCATCATACACATCAAACTCTACCTTTTGAGAGTCGTGTTCATACTCTACAGGAAACGCCATATCAAGGATTTTTCTATCCACCGTTTTCATCATTGCAACTACTGCAACTACGCTTGTTTTTACTGCCATTTTCTTACTCCTAGTCCATCAAGAAGATGCTTTTTGCATCTAGTGCGTCTCTTACTTCTGCATCTGTTCCATCAAAGAAATTAACCTCTGATGCTTTAATATCTGCATCTCTGTAAGCCAAACCAACAACATCGCCAGCACTCGCATCAACATCCTCTACCATTACTGTGTATGGAACTTTCCCTGTTGCAAATGGAACTACTTTTGTAGTAGCCGTATCATCGAATCTCACTAAGTCGCCACGACTTACTGTGTTTCCTGCCAATACTGTAACTTTTTTTACTTTTCTAACCTCGACATCTAAATTGTCGATTGATTCAACTGTCGTTACTAAAGCCATAAATTACTCCTTATACGCTTAGTTTTTTAGCGATTGCTGCCGCTAATTCTGTATCGGAAACTCTTGCATCTGCTTCCAAGTCTCCTTGAGGTGATGCGCCACCTGATTTGATAGCATCTAGTGCCACAATACCAGCTTCGCCAACTGTCTCTTTCTCCATCATTGCCATAGCTGTCTCTTTTGAAACGCCATGCTCATAAGCCATTGCCACAATGCTTTTTAAAGTTGCTACTTTTTCAGCACCAGCTTCGCCTAATGCAGATAATTTCGCAGTAAGTTCTGCTTTCTCATCTGTTAGCTTCCCAAGTGATGCAGTAGCCTCGTCTAATTTAGCTTGAACAGCATCTAAATCTTCCTGAGTGATTGCAGTTTCTTGCATATCTTCTCCTTGTAAATTTGATTTTTCTATTTTGTAGGCTACGTTACCAGTGGGCATAGATGCCACGCTTTGAGATAAAATATCTTTAAAAGTAGTTATCCCGTTGATAAAGCCCGCTTGGAGTGCGTCTTTTGCAAAGATTACATCTCCATTATTAAAAACTGATTTTATTTTCTCTGCATCAAAGCCTGTGTTCGCTTCAACCCTTGCGTAGAAAATAGCCTCATATTCATCAATAGTGCGCTTTATCTTCGCTTCGCAGTCTCCATTCAGCCCACAAGATTTATTGTCGGCATTTTTTGACACTATCGTTACTGTTTTGCTTTCCTCATCACTTTTTAGGAATGTAACTATCACACCAATAGATCCTAACTGTGTTGGTTCAGTTGCATATACTTCATCGGCAGCAGTAAACGCCCAAATCCCAGCACTTGCACCTAAATTTTCATACAGAGTGATTGTTTTTTTGCTTGAATTGGAGATACGTGTTTGCACCTCATCTACGCCTGCTACTGCTCCGCCTGCCGTATCTACTCTAAATAAGATAGTGTCCACTTTGCTGTCGCTCTCTGCGCTATCAATTGCTTTCACTATTTTTTCGTATGAAGCTACACTCATACATAGTCCACTCATATCACGTTTATACATTGCACCATCAATAGAAATAACAGCTACGTTTTCAACTACTTCATACTCTACTGAGTTATTTGCCACATTTTCTACTCTTGCCACATCGCCTGCGTTTAGAACACTAACTACGTTTTCCATAGCTTTTGGCAAGACTGCAAAAGGCTGTGAGCTAAGTTCAGCTTTAATATAGTCGCCTCTCATTATTTACCCTCCTGTGTAGGTATTTCAATGCCTGCTTTCGCATACATCTCTTTTCTCAATTTTAGTTTCTCTATCTCGTCCTCTATCTCTTCTCGATAAACGTCTTCGATGTTACGACCACGCTTAGAGACAATCTCTCTTTTTGAGTGTGTACCATTATCAATATTTTTTGCATTTGCCGCAGCAGTTTTCATTGGTTCTATATCAATTTCGCTTACTCTCATAAAGTCGAATTTATGGTATTTTGATGGATTTGTGAAATAACCGTCTATGTTTATATGCCCTGCTGTAACGCCAACCTTGACTACGTTTTTAAGTATAGGCAGCATTACTTTTTTACTAAGATTATCAAACTCAATGCTCCAATTAATTTGAGCAAGTGCGAGCATAGCTTTTATTGCAGAGTAATTTGATTTTGATGGATCTTGGTACACTATTTGAGAACTTAACCCCTGTGATGAAGACACTTTTAGCTGAGAGTTGTTTGTCAATGCTGTATAAATCGAGTCGGTGTTGTTTGAGTCTAATACTATTTCATCATCTCTTGGAATTGGAGTAAGCCCCTGCGGTTTTACAGCTTGCTCACTAATCCTTTTCATTAGCTTTGCGATATTGTCGTTTTTAGCTTTTGAGTCTTGTGTTTGTCGGGCTATCTTCATAATATCATCATACAATGAAGTTTTCCAATATCTGCCAGCTTTGCTTTTGTCTATTGCCGACTTCAGCTCTGCATCGCTGTATTGCTCAAGATTGTCAATAGACGGCAATATTGTTGATAGCTTAGAAACCGCTGTATATTGAGAAAGGCTTATCCATACAGGAGAATAATATATCAACTCTGACTTATCAACAAGTCTCGATATGCTTCTAGTTTGGTCGGTAAATAAATAAATGCCCGTTATTCTGCCGTACTTGTCTTTTTTTATACCGTTTAGAACATTTGTCTTTTTAAGGTTTTTTGAGGTGTCTATCATCCCAACTTCTATAAGTTCAAACCGATAAGGTATATCCCACTCTGAATTAAAGTGGTGTCTCACTAAGAAACCTCCGTCTTTATCGGTAAATTCCACCATTGAACGCCAAGCCTCGTCAAGATGCCACCTTCCAGTTACTTCACAGTTCTCATCACTTGAAAATTCTTTAATATAGTCTTCTATTTGAGTATTCAATTCAGGATTATCTTTAATTCTCGATTGAATATTCACTTTTGTACCGATTATGCCTGCTTTGTTTGCATTAATTATGGACGGGATGTCTGTGCCGTTTGCTCCGTGCCATCTGATAACTTCTCTTACATTTTTTGCAAAAGAAATATCTATCTTTTCTATGCTTTCGTCAGTAACAGGCTTGTTTTTTACTGTTTCAAGTTCGTTTACCGCTACGTATCCGAATTTTCCATATAGCCAATTTTGGATATTTGTTAAAAATGTCATAATGAGCTATGCTCCCAAGCTGTTATTTTTGCTTCAATTGCATCTATTTGTGTTTGGAGCTTATCTATTTGGAGGGTTTGAGTATGAAAATTTCCTTTTCCGAATGAGTGTACTTTGTTTTCCACTATTTCATCTAAAGTAGCTTGATATTTGTCTCGTCTGGTCTTTAGTTGTGAAATTCTCTCTGCTTTTGTCAAGGGTAAGTCCGTCTTTTTGTAGAGTGTTTTAATCCTCTTTTTTGAATGTCGCCGTCACGACACATATTGCCTACTTCATATTATATAATATTAATATATAAAAAGCAAGTTATTCGCATAACTATTGCAAAATCACATTCGTATTTAGTTTAAAAAATCATCTAAAATTTTATCAAAACTTTCATCTTTTGGTTTTTGCATAATACTAACATTGTCTATCATTGCTAAGGCGACCGCCTGTACCGCATTGTCGAAGTAATGGTTATCTATTGATTGGTTTCGCTTTTCCCATGTCTTCTTAGACGCAACTTTTCCTGTTTTTTTATCTATCTTGTAAATATATTCTTCTGATGTCATTTGTCTTTCATAGTCAGTAGATAGCGATTTTTCGCCTTTTTCCATCTTTGATTCTGCATCTTCCGCTATCGTATTGTTTATAAAAAACATTCTTGTCGAGTAGTTTTTTGCTCTCTCTTCGCCTTTTGCTTTCTCTATGCTTCTCTCGATCATGTTGTTTAATTCATTCTTTATGAGGGTGTTGTTTATTTTTATTGCTCGTATCGGAGTTTTCAACCTTTTTTCAGTTGAAACATTTTTTGACACTTCCGTGTAGTACCATAATCTACCACTAGCATCGTTTTGTACGCCCATTGTCGGAAAAATAAGTCCATCCATGCCTTTATCTAGTATTAGGCTTGTTATCCACGCATCTACTTCTGCTGTACGCTCTAATATTCCGAGTCTGTCAATTACTGTCTTGTCTATCAAAAAAGTTTTTCCATTTTTGTCTTTAAGCCTTAACCCCATTAGCATCTCAAGCTCATCAAATGTCTCAACAAATCCTTTCATAACCGTATGCCCGTTGAACCCATAAGTAAACGCAATTACTGAGTACCAAAACCCGAATTTTTGTGTATCTATCGTCAAATACACTTTTACTGTATCATCTGGTATTATTTTTTCATCAATTCCATTTGAGATAAGTAGAAAATCATTTTTCTCTACACTTTTGACTTCTTGTTCATACATCTCATTAAAATAACCTCTGTATATCTTATCAAGCAGTGTATGTTTCATTTGACTAAAGTCTGCATCTATTAGCATTTCTGCTATACTTTCAAGTGTAGTAAAATACATAGACAGTGCATTTGCTTTATACCCGATTGTGTTTCCGCTATGCTCTCCATCGTAAACAAACCATCGTACTTTTTTTGAAAGAATTTGGTTATCTCTCTCTTGTGTGGTTATCTTAGCAGAGCAGCACTCGCATTCAATATATACATTTTTTAAAGCCTCTGTTTTATATTTTATTGGTTGAACCTCACCCTCATCAATTGAATGATCCGCAATATAGTCTTCAACTGTAAGATATTTTAAATGTGATGATTTCATGTAAAAGAACTCTTCGCAGTGGGGACATTGTATTTCAAAACGCTTTTTTGTTTCACAATCATTCAAATTCCTATTTATCTCATCGTTTGAATCCTCCATCGTAGAAACAAGAAATATCTTTCTAAAGAATTTCTCATAAGATTTTGTTCTTTCTATTGCTTCGGATACTGCACCATCTTCAAACTCTGCTATCTCATCTGCTTGAAAGTATTTAATTGACAAAGATTTTCTTTCTCCTCTTGAAGAACCGGTAACAGATAGCCCACCTCCTGCAACTCTTAACTCAGCCCCTCTGTTTCTTAACTTCTCTACACTTGTAAAGTCGTGCATTTTTCCTTTGAGTGATTTTATTCCGTTCATAAAAGGATTTAGTTTTTTTGTTAAGTATCTAGGTATTCCTTTTGCAGTTGGTATCATGAGTTGCGACGGGGCAGGATCGGTGTCAAGTGATTTTGCGGTTATACTAAAAAGTGCAGTTGTCTTCGCAGTCTGAGAGCTCCACATAAGCACTTGCTTCCATACTTCTGGTCTGTCGTAGTCATCAAACACTTCCTCTAGGTGAGGCGTGTATTTTAGTCTCATCTTTCCACCTATCGGGGAACTGTCTGTGCTAAGAATAACATTCTCCTCCACCCACTCTTTTGTAGGCTGAAACGGAGTCCACTTATATATGCATTCCACTCTTTTTCCGACAAATGTCAAAACTAAGTCTTGTATGAAATCTACAATTTTTTCAAATGCCATCTATTTTCCAATCAATGATACTAAGGCATCAAAGAATTTCACACCATCTTTTTTTCTTGGCTTATTCACAATCGTGTGCATATCTTCAATTCGTGCAGCGTAATGGTCGTCAAGCATTGGTGTAATTTCCTGCTTAGACTTATTTTCAAGAAGTATAGGCAGAACTTTTAAGTCGCTCTTGTATTGTGCCAAATGTAACGCTCCTATCTCTGCCATTGCTTTATCTGTGTCTTCGGCAGGGATTAGCTTCTTTGTGAGTTCAAGATGCTTCGTTCGCTCTATTTTCACTTTCTCGATTGTAAGTAGCCTATCAGCTTCTTCTTTGTCAACGTCATTAAGGTCTGAGTTTGAAAAGTCTATAGGAGGCTGTTGCTGTTTTCTTAGTTTATCAGTAGCTCTTGATTTTGTAGAATTTATGTTGTTGCGACTCCACTCTTCAACCTCTCTTAAATTAAATAGTTTTGTACGATCAACTTCATATGATTCACTCACTCCTTTTTTTCTCCAATTTAAAAATTGACGTGAAGATATTGAGAAGTAGTCAGAAACAAAATCGATAGTCACATATAGTTCCCCATCTATCATATACGCATCTTGTTTTTTTACATTCTTTGCACCAACAGCTTTTTTAATTTTTGCAATAGATAATTTATCTGCCATTTTCAATAGCCTTCGATACAGCGTGAATTTTAGCAACTTCTTCTATGTCTATATTATGTTTCTTTACAAACACTCCAATTTTCAATATCTCATAGAATTTCTGCTTGTCTTTCTTGTTTTTATATGATTGTCTAATATTCTGAGGGGATGTGCCTATGGCATCTGCCACTTCTCGCACAGTTACGAGTTCTGTATTCATTTGCGTTTCCGTAATATTGTAGTTTGGTATTATCTACCATTAATTTCCACTATTAGTAAAGTATAAAAAGAAACTATACTTTAGTAAAATGGCGGAAAGATGAAGCTAGTTCAATTATAATAGCTTTTTACAATTATACTTGTTTATGCGCAAATAATCAAGCCATATCCCCATGTTCAATCGTTAAATAGGGCTTTTTACTTGCTTTTTGCATAAATGATTATGGGAAGTGGAAATCAGCTGAAAAACTTGGACGAGTGTCTCCCCCTCAGGCTCCGCCCACCCTTAAACCCCAAAACTAGGGCTTACAGTACCTTTTAATGATAACAAATATCATCTACAAAAACCTCCAACCCCACTGAATATAGGGCGATACAGCAATTTTAAAAAAAATAACACGTTTTTTCTCAATTTATCCGATTTATGCTCAACCTTAAATAAGAGGGTAAAAAATTTATCAAATTTAGTGCGATTTATTGTTAATTTGTAGATTTTATCTTGTGTTTGATGCCCTATAAGTGAATTATAATTGTTTTGCATTGTGTGAGTTGCTCTTATTGTGTGCCGTGTGTATATATATTTTAGTGTATAGCACTATGAACTTGTGCCAGTGCTGTGTTATGCGTAGTAGTTTAATCAGAATAACATTTCATTTTTTCATAGTGTGAGCTTTATTTGTTAGTGCGCTATTTTATGCTAGCTATGATCTATTTTTTAAATGTTGCATATTTTAAAGTTATGAAGTTTTTTATGAAGTGTGAAGCTGTAAGGGCTTGAAGATATAAGCCCTATTATTTGCAATTAGTTTTGTATCTTATTCTTTAGTATGCGTCTTTAGGTTCAATGTTTCTATCTTTTTTTTATAATTTTATCCAAATAGTCCCAAAAAGATTAAAACCGCGATCACTATGATTATATTTTCTAGCATTGTATAGCCTCCTTGTATAGTCTTTTTGTAGTGCTGCATGAATAATCTTGTAACCCACAAGCGAAACAATCGCATAATACTTTATCATCTGCATAGATAGCAATATACTCATCTTTTTCTATACTGTTTAGCATCTTATCCTTGTTCACTTTATTATTTATAACTCTAGCAGTTTTCCCAACTGCTGAAACCTGTTTCATTATTTCTCCCGTTTTTTGATTGATTATTTTTGCTTCAAATTTAATATTCATTTTGTACCCCTTATTTTAATTATATTGCAGCATTGTTAAACTGCAACTATTTTTTAGTTCTATATACCCTTTTTTTACTGATTCTATAAAATTATCAACATATCTTACTTTCATTAGTTTTGTATAGTCGTTCATATAGCCTACATTTGAGCCTTTATATGAAATTAAATATCTACCAAAATAACTATTTTGGTATTTATTCCAGATCATAACAGGTGTAACCGTGAAATCACCTATTTTAAAACTATCTCTTATTATTGCATTTTTCATTTTTCGCCCCTCTTAATTTTGTTATATAGTCCGATTCCTATATAATTCAATTTTTCATCATATAACTTTATTTGATTGTAATCAAATATGTCAACTTTTTCAATGTCAATTAATCCCCACGCCGTGCCGCTATAATTTAATTTATAATATTTTTTCATCTCATCCACCTCTTAAAATAATTCTATGGCTATTTTTTCAAATAGCACGTCAATCTTTATTAATATATCGCTGATTAATCGCATCTGCATATATCTCCGTTATACTCTGTATAATCAAACGCTAAGTCTCTAGATATCGCCTTAATGTCTACATAGCTCCAGTTTGTTTTAAATACTTGCTGCAACGCCTCACCAAAAAGCCCCTCTTCTATAAACTCCTCAGCTAATGAGTCTATGTTTGTGTCTTCGTATATCTCGCAGTCATCAAGTTTTGACGCTGCATCCTCTAGTTTGTAACCTTGACAATTTATCAAGAAGTTTATTTTTTTAATCTCCGTTTCATTAAGTCCGCTGATTATTTCATACACTTCATATGCTTCATGTAATGATTCATCGCCTTTAATTGTGCCTGTTTCATCACCCTCAACATCAGCAACAAATAATTCTAAATCATCACTATTTAAGCCCTCTTCTTTTTTTAGCTCTTTAAAGTGTTTTTCTATTTCTTCAATCTCGACATCTTCAAGATCAAACCATTCGCACGCTAAAATTCCGTTGTTATATAATTCCCAATCTTCAACTGCTACTCTCATGATTTATCCTTTTTATGCTATTATTACATTTCTTATTTATAAGAGGGGCGGGAGTTTAATCGCTCCCTTTGTTTATAATCTCGATGATTTTTAAGAGTGCTTCCAACACTTTTAAAATAGAGATTATAAGCTTAAGATGTTTTTTCATCTGCTCCGCCTCTTTTTAATTTTGGACTTACATTGTCAGAATTTCCAACAACCGCCAAAACAACTAAAATTTAAAAAACCCGTTTCGTTTTTGAAACAATGTAACTATAATATAAACCGGAATTTAATACCTTAAAGCTATTTCTTAATCCATTTATATTTTTATAGTTTTTTTTGAAGTGCCTACTTTACTGGGTTTGTGAGCTTTTTTCGTTGATTTTGATTATTATTATCTATGATATTATTTTATATGAAGTTTTAGGCTGAAATGCCTATGTTTACGATATTTTAGAATGTTTACTATAAGTGTTAGTAGGAGCTTCCACAACTTTTTTTCTGAATGTTGCACATAATAAGGCATCTGCATTTCGGAAGACACCTGTTAGTAG